AAAGTTGTTCACTAGGAGCAACAGCATTAAATGAAATCTACACTAATTTAGGGCCGGGTGCAGGAAAAACTATTGTTGTTACAGGAAACTGGGGAACAGCGGCAGACGATCCCACTATAGCAACAGGTAAAGGCTGGACAGTAACAGGGTAATACCATGTACGAAGCAGGATTTTATAAAAACGAAGAAGGAAATTTATTGTACGGACCTAATTTCGTACTTAACGCTAATTACGAATTGCGAAAAGAAACTAAAGATCAACACACATATCCTGTAGACGGATGGTGGTGGTTTGAAAACGAAACTCAAGCTAGAGAACATTTTGGATTGCCTCCAGCACCACAAAACGACGAATATATATTAGGAGATCCTTATGCCGGAAACGTATAAAAGTTATTTAAATATTATAGGAACGACTGCTTCAACCACTATATTTTCTGGAATTTCTGGAACGGGATTAGTAAATTCCATAAATGTGGCAAACGAAAGCGTATCTAACAGCAATTACATAACTTTAGAATTGGTTCGTGGATCCACAGGATACTCTATTATTACAGGTGCTTTAGTTCCACCAAGAACCTCTTTTCAGGCTGTTGATGCTCCTATAGTGCTGGAAGAAAATGACAGTTTACGAGCAGTAGCAGGATATACATTCGGTATGGATATTATAGTTTCTATGATGCAAATAACTTGACTTTTCTGTTTTTGGGTGTATATTGTGTTTATGTTGGAATATTATAAATTATATCCTGATGTAATCGGACCCCATTTTGCCACAGAACAATCTGCGTGTTTCGATCTTCGAGCGTATCTGGGACCACACCTAACTCATATTACCGGATACTGCCAAAATAACCGTCAATGCGATCAAACTATTTATCAGGGAGCCACAGGTAGATACATTCAAATAGATCCGGGACAGCGTTTGCTGGTTCCTACAGGATTGATATTTAATATTCCTGCAGGCTTTTCTGTTCGTATTCACGCTCGTTCTGGCTTGTCTTTAAAGCAGGGGTTAGTTATGGCTAACGCTCAAGGTGTTATAGATTCAGATTATGTGGAAGAAAGTAAAATTATGATTCTTAACATTTCTACCGAACGCCATCAAATTTATCATGGAGATCGTATCGCTCAGGGCGAAATGGTTCATCAAGAAGTTTACACTCTAGTTCCTACAGAAACTCGTCCAGAACAAAAAACTAATCGTTCCGGTGGATTTGGATCTACAGGAGTACACACATGACTAAAGATGAACTTATTCGTAACCATGAAGATTTGTGTTACGCTGCTCGTGAGTTAATGAAGAAAAAGAATGCAGATTACGCAGGCCAAAACGGTAAAGAACCGTTTGCTAATTTTACTCGTGTGGAAGCCATGGGCATTTGCCCTACAGAAGTTGGTTTTTTGGTGCGAGTGACTGATAAAATGAGTCGTCTGTCTTCGTTTATGGAATCAGGCAAACTTGAAGTTGCCAACGAGTCTTTAGAGGATACAATAGTAGATGTGATTAACTATATGGTACTACTACACTCGTATCTAAAAGACAAGAAGCATGGCTGAATTTTATACTGCGGTACACCAGATCGGTGATCGAATTGTAGAAATTTATTATTCAGGTGGTAAGCGTAGCACAAGGGTATCTCATTATCAGCCTACGTTGTTTGTTCCATCTTTAAAGTCTGATGCTCAATGGAAATCTTTAGACGGTCTTCCTTTAGAAGGATTTCAGCCCGGAAATATTTCTGAATGCCGAGAAACCGTTCAAAGATATTCTTCTGTTGCTAATTTTAAAATTTACGGTAACACAGACTGGGTGGCTCAATATATCGGAGACACTTATCCAGAAGAAATCCAATACGATTATAAAACTCTTCGTATCGGATTCTTAGATATTGAAACCGAATCAGAAAACGGATTTGCTACTCCTGATAATCCTTCAGAACGAATCAACGCTATCACTATAGAAACAGACGGCAAGCGAGTATCGTTTGCTTTAAACGAGTTTGATCTGCCTGATGTAGAGTGTCATGTGTTTGGCGACGAACGCCAAATGCTTCGATCATTCTTGGAATACTGGGAACTTCATTACCCTGATATCATTACCGGATGGAACATCAGATTCTACGATATTCCGTATATCTACGCACGAATTGCCCGGTTGTTTGACGAGAAAACAGCCAAGCGATTGTCTCCTTTAAAGAAAGTTCAAGAAAAGATTATTAATCGTAAAGGAAAAGATCATAATGTGTTTGATCTTTTAGGTGTTGCAACACTGGATTACTACGAGCTGTACATCAAGTTCACTTACACCAATCGTGAGTCTTACAGCCTGAATCATATTGCTAATGTGGAACTAGGAGAAGAAAAACTAGATTACTCTCAATACGACGGAATTAAAGAGTTTTACACTAAAGACTTTCAGAAGTTTATGGAGTATAACTCCCACGACGTTACTCTAGTTCAAAAACTGGACAAGAAACTGAAACTGCTAGAACTGGTGGTGGCTCTGGCTTATAACGCCAAAGTTAATTTTACTGATGTGTTCTCTCAGGTAAAAACTTGGGATTGTATTATCTACCACCATCTGACAACTAAAAAGATTGCTATTCCGTTAAAGCCTCAAGCAGAAGAAAAAACACAACAATTTGAAGGTGCTTACGTTAAAGATCCTCAAGTAGGAATGCACCAGTGGATTGTGTCTTTCGATTTAGATTCTTTGTATCCCCATTTAATTATGGGTTATAATATTTCTCCAGAAACTAAAGATCCACTAGGCAAACGAAATACTCTTACCCCTGATTATATTCTTAATCCTGATACAGAAGAAGCTCAAAAGCAGTTTATTCGATATCAAGATCATTGGGAATACTCTCAAAAGCATAACACAACTATTGCTGCCAATGGTGTGTACTTTGCCCGTGATCGTCAAGGATTCCTGCCCCAACTGATGGAAACCATGTACGAAGAGCGTAAACTGTACAAGGAAAAAATGTTGGACGCTAAACGAAGATTAAAAGATCTTTCTAAAACCGCTCCACAAACTGAACGAGACCGATTAGATTTTGAAATTACCAAGTATCATAATTTTCAACTTGTCCGAAAAATTCAGTTAAATTCGGCGTTCGGCGCAATCGGAAATCCTTTCTTTAGGTTTTACGATATTGATTGTGCAGAAGCCATTACAGTTTCGGGAAAGTTGGCTATCCGTTGGATTGAACAAGAGTTAAACAAGTATCTGAACAAACTAGTAGGAACTACAGATATAGATTTCGTTATTGCATCCGATACCGATTCGGTGTATCTGTGTCTAGATCGTGTGGTTCAAAAGATTTTCAAGAATTCCACAACAGATGCAAGAATTACAGAAACGCTTGAAAAACTTTGTAAAGATAAGATTGAACCTTTTATTGCTGATCGATACGAAGAACTAGCTAAACGTGTAAACGCATACGCTCAAAAGATGCACATGAAGCGTGAAAGTATTTGCAGCAAAGGAATCTGGACTGCAAAGAAACGATACATGCTTAATGTAATGATGGGCGAAGACGGAGTGCTTCTTAAAGAACCAGAATTAAAGATTATGGGAGTGGAAACTACAAGGTCTAGTACACCACAGATTGTGCGTAAAGCACTTAAGACCGCTATTAGTTTGATTATGACTGAAGGCGAGACTGCTGTTCAAAAGTTTGTGGAAGAATTCCGTGAAGAATTTGAGGTTGCTCCTATAGAAGAGATTGCGTTTCCACGATCTGTAAGTGGAATGGAAAAATATAGTTGTAGAACCGGAGTATATAAAAAGTCTACTCCTATTGCTGTTAAAGGATCTCTGCTTTTCAATTATTTCTTAACCAAAAACGGAATGGATAAAAAGTATAAACTAATAGGTGAAGCAGATAAAGTTAAATTTATTTACTTGAAAGAACCTAATCCTCTTTCAGTTGTAAGTGGAAAAGAGCAAGTTATTGCTTTTATGAATCAAATTCCTAAAGAACTTCACCTAGATAAGTACGTGAACAGAGATCTACAATTTGAGAAATCTTTCAAAGATCCCTTGAAAACCATTCTAGATGTGTTACAATGGAGTGTAGAGTCACGTCCGTCTCTAGAACAATTCTTTGTGTAAGGAAGCACTATGGAAACAACAGTATTAGTAACTCTTTGTGGGTTAATAACAATTATCGTGATATGTGAATGGCTAGACAGAAAATGGAGCAAAGACGAATGAGCTTTTTAAATGATTTAATTAAAGAATCGGGAAATCAATATGCAGGCATGATTGAAGAAGGCATTGAAGGCAGTGATGTTCGTGGATTTATAGACACCGGATCTTACGCTTTTAATGCTCTTGTGTCTGGTTCATTATACGGTGGAATTGCAGATAACAAGATTATTGCTTTGGCCGGTGAATCAGCCACAGGCAAAACTTATTTTTCTATCGGTATGGTTCGTAAGTTTCTTGAAGATCGTAAAGACGGCATGGTGCTGTACTTTGATTCAGAGCAGGCTGTAACTTCAGACATGTTCTTGGATCGTGGTGTAGATCCTAAGCGTGTAGCCGTGTTTCCTGTGGCCACAATTGAAGAGTTCCGTGGTCAGCTAATCAAGATTGTAGACAAGTATCTAGAACAAGATGTGGATGAGCGTAAGCCTCTGATGGTTGTGCTGGATTCGCTGGGTATGTTGAGCACCAGCAAAGAAATGAATGACACTGCTGAAGGCAAGGAAGTGCGTGATATGACCCGTGCTCAGGTTATCAAGAGTACTTTCCGTGTTCTTACTTTGAAGCTTGGTAAGGCAGGTATTCCACTGGTAATGACTAATCACACCTACGATGTGGTAGGTTCATACGTTCCAACCAAAGAGATGGGCGGTGGTAGCGGCTTGAAGTATGCTGCTTCCACTATCGTTTACCTGTCCAAGAAGAAGGATAAGGATGCAGACGGTCAAGTAGTAGGTAACATTATTCACTGCAAACTATACAAGAGCCGTCTCACCAAGGAAAACCAGATGGTGGATGTTCGCCTGAATTACGATAGCGGACTAAATCGTTACTATGGACTTCTTGACATTGCATTAAAATATGATATATTTAAGAAGGTGTCTACTCGTATCGAACTTCCCAACGGCGAGAAAGCGTTTGAGAAGAACATTAACGAAGATCCGGAAAAGTTTTTCACTGAGGAAGTAATGAAGCGTCTTGAAGAGGCAGTAGCAAAAGAATTTAAGTATGGACAGTGATTGAAACCTAAGAAAACTAAGTAATGAAAGATTTTGAAACAGTTCTGCTAGAAGCCCTCATTTTTCGTGAGGACTTCTACAAGAAAGTTATTCCTTTCATCAAGAAAGAATACTTTCACAACAAACCAGTGCAGATGCTCTGGTCTTGTGTTCACGATTTTATCATTAAGTATAACGCTTGCCCATCCAAGGAAGCAGTCAGTATTTGTCTAGAAAAGTTTAAAGGAATTAGTCAAGGCGAATATGATCAGTGTATGGAAATGTTGTCTGATTTCAGTAAGAAGTCTGCTGAAGAACACAATCTGGACTGGCTTGTAACAGAAACTGAAAACTTCTGCAAAGAAAAGGCTCTTTACAATGGAATCATGGAATCCATTCAAATTATTGATGGAAAGTCCAAAGACAAAACAAAGACTGCTATTCCAGATATTTTATCTGGTGCTCTTGCAGTTAGTTTTGATACTCATATCGGTCACGATTACTTGGAAGACTCAGAACAACGATACGAATTCTACCATACCGTAGAAAAGCGTATTCCTTTTGATCTGGAATTCTTTAATACCATTACTGCTGGCGGAACTCCTACGAAAACATTGAATATTGTTATGGCAGGAACAGGCGTAGGCAAGTCTTTGTTTTTGTGTCATCACGCAGCCAACTGTCTTAGCCAAGGCATGAATGTTTTGTACATTACGTGTGAGATGGCAGAAGAACGAATCGCGGAACGTATAGACGCTAATCTGCTAGACACAACTCTGGATTCTTTACGAGATCTTCCTAAAGATGTGTATGATCGCCGTATTGATAATTTAAAGAAAACCGTTAAAGGTAAACTGATTATTAAAGAGTATCCTACTGCTAGTGCCAGCACTAATCATTTTCGTATTCTGATTGATGAGTTATGGTTAAAGAAACGATTCAAGCCTGATATTATTGTTGTGGATTATCTTAATATTTGTGCGTCTTCCAGAATGAAAGCAGGAGCAGTAAACTCTTACACTTACATTAAGGCTATCGCTGAAGAACTTCGCGGATTAGCCGCAGAACGAAACGTTCCTATCTGGTCTGCCACTCAAGTTAATCGTACAGGATTCTCTAACACTGATATCGGTCTGGAAGATACATCAGAATCTTTTGGTCTGCCTGCTACAGCGGATTTTATGTTTGCTTTAATCTCTACAGAGAAACTAGACGAGATGAATCAGATCATGGTTAAACAGTTAAAGAATAGGTATAATGATACTGTTGCTAATCGTAAGTTTGTGGTTGGTATCAACCGTGCCAAAATGAAATTATACGATATTTCAGGAACAGATCAGCCTATGATGGCTGACGGAAATATTGAAGTAGAAGAGGAAGAAGAAGAAATTAAATTCCAAAATAAATTTAAGTCGAAAAAATTTAGTGATTGGAAAGTATGAGCATGTTTATTGATAAAAAATTTATCAACTTAGTGTCTCCAAAGTTAGAACGATTTGCTTGGAAAAAAGAAGATCTGGCTAACTGCAGGTGTCCTCTTTGTGGTGATTCTTCAAAAAACAAAGTAAAAGCTCGTGGTTACTTTTTTCAAAAGCAAGGCGAATTCTTTTATAAGTGTCACAACTGTAACATCGGTCTTAACCTTTATAATTTCCTAGATAAAGTGTCACCTAATCTCACTAAAGAATATAGTTTAGAGAAATGGAAAGACGGCAAACCATCTAAAATTAAAAAGGAATCCTCAAAGCAAATGGTATTCAAACAGAAACCAAAAAAGAATTATAGTATCGAATTACCGTCCGTAGCAGAACTTCCACCTAATCATGTGTGCAGGCAATTCGTTGAAGCAAGACGAATTCCTAAAGCAGCGTGGAAATACTTGTATTACACCAGTGATTTTGGTGGTTGGGTTCGTACTATTAACCCTGAAAAGGTTGGATTAGAACCTGATGCTCGTTTAGTTATCCCTATTATAGACCATAAAGGTCATCTAGTAGGAGCCCAAGGCAGAATCCTTCAGTTATCTAAAGACCGAAACTCTAGAAATTCTGCACGTTATATCACTATTAAAGTGGAAGGCCAAGAAAAACGATGCTGGTATGGTATGGATCGTTTAGAAAAATACGGAACTGTGTATGTTGTAGAAGGCCCTTTAGACTCTTTGTTTATTCCTAACTGTTTAGCCACAGTAGGCATGTCTGATGTTTTTAACACACCAGAAGAAATTAAAACACGGTCTGTGGTATACGCAATGGATAATGAACCTAGAAACCCACAAGTTATTCAAACGATGGAAAAGCTTGTAGAACAAGGAAAAAAGGTGTGTGTTTGGCCACCAGAAATTAAATGCAAAGATATAAACGACATGATTATGGGTGGTTTAGACACCAAAGAAATCATAAATATTATTAATAAGAATGCAGTTTCAGGTTTAGAAGCCCAGATGAGGATCAATAAATGGAAGAAAATCTAGAACCAGAGGAAGAAAGAGAACACGAAGAACTTCATATTGATACAAATAACCCTCTGTTTGTTTTTTGTTTTATGTTTATGGAATACGTTAAAGAAATTGATCCTGAATTGTATACTAAAGCACACAAATACGCACACGATCACACAGATTTAGATATTACTGATTTTGAAATTGGAGAGTTTGAAGAAATTGAAGAAGATGAAGATTTAGATGATGAAGAAAGTGAATACGAATCAAATTATGATGACGACGAATTCGAAGCAAACAATTAAAGTATTGGACAAAGGACATGTGGAATATATCGAACATATGGGCTCGGATCTTACGGTGGTCAATGCTGCTAGGGTCTCATTCGCTAAAACCAGCGGGTGGGAAACCGATGAAAATGGCAATAGTAAGTTATCTACAAAAGACCAAAGGCTCATCCGATATCTGGCTGAACACAACCATTGGACTCCCTTCGCACATCCGCAAATCACGCTTCGGATTAAAGCACCAATCTTTGTCAGAACCCAACTTTTCAAACACAAAGTCGGCTTCACAGAAAACGAAGTATCTCGCAGGTACGTAACAACAGAACCTGAAATTTATATTCCGGACTGGCGTTCTGCTCCTACAAACGGAGCAAAACAAGGAAGTTCTGATTTTATCTACGATCCGATTGTAGAAGATCTAGATCGAATGTACAATAAAATTAGCTTGGAATCTGTGGAAATATACAATCAGTTACTGGAAGAAGGCGTTGCTCCAGAGCAAGCACGGTCCGTATTGCCGCAAGGCACCTACACCGAGTGGTGGTGGACAGGATCTCTCTCAGCGTTCGCTCGTGTCTTTAAACAGCGTATAGATGCCCATGCTCAATGGGAAGTGCAGAGGTACGCCGAAGCAATTGGAAAAATAATTCAGCCGCTGTTTCCGGAATCTTGGGCCGTTCTGACCCTAAATAAACTTACTTAAAGGAGAAAATTAAGCATGCACTTACCTACACCTTATCAGGAATTTATTCATCTTTCACGTTACTCGCGTTGGCTAGAGGAGGAAGGCCGTCGTGAGACATGGGAAGAAACTGTGGATCGTTACTTTAATTACTTTGATAAACATCTTAAAGCTAATACGAAGTGCAAGCTTGATAAGGAAACTCGTGAAGAACTTCGCCAAGCAGTATTAAATCTAGAAGTTATGCCTTCTATGCGTTCTCTTATGACTGCAGGAGAAGCACTAGACAGAGACAATACTGCAGGATACAATTGTTCGTATGTGGCCGTAAATCGTGTTCGAGCCTTTGATGAAATTCTTTACATTCTTATGTGCGGAACAGGTGTAGGTTTTTCTGTGGAGAGACATTATGTTGATAAACTTCCTACGATTGCTGAAGAATTTACCAATTCAGATACTACAATCATTGTCCAAGACAGCAAGGCTGGTTGGGCTAAAGCTTACAAGGAACTTGTCTCCTTACTTATTGGTGGTCAAATTCCAAGATGGGACCTATCTAAGATACGCCCTGCTGGTGCCCGACTCAAAACATTTGGAGGTCGTGCGTCTGGACCAAAACCATTGGATGATCTGTTTAGGTTCACTGTGGATACATTTAGAAGAGCAGCAGGAAGAAAACTCACTTCCATCGAATGCCACGATATTGTCTGCAAGATTGCGGAAATTGTCGTGGTCGGAGGGGTACGTAGATCGGCTCTTATCAGCCTTTCAAATCTTACCGATGAACGGATGCGTGATGCTAAGACTGGAGCATGGTGGGAGGCGAATCCTCAAAGAGCACTTGCGAATAATAGTGTAGTGTATAAAGAAAAACCAGAAATTGGTACATTCATGGAAGAATGGGTTTCGTTATACAAAAGCAAGAGCGGTGAACGAGGTATTTTTAACCGAGATGCTTGCCAGAAGACTGTAGCCAAACTTGGTGATCGACGTGATGCTACCTACGAGTTTGGTACAAATCCATGTTCTGAAATTATTTTACGAGATCGTGAGTTCTGTAATCTAACAGAAGTTGTGGTTCGACCAAACGATACTGTAGAATCTCTGGCTCGCAAGGTTCGCCTAGCAGCTATTCTAGGCACATGGCAAGCTTCTCTAACCAACTTCCCGTATCTTTCCAGTGAATGGAAACGAAACTGTGAGGAAGAAGCCTTATTAGGAGTATCTCTTACAGGCATTCTAGATAATGCCATGATGCGAGACACGCACGGTCTTAAAGCTAATCTTAATAATCTGAAAGAAGTAGCCATCAAGACTAACGCAGAATGGGCTAAGAAACTTGGTATTAATCCTGCTGCAGCTATTACTTGCATCAAACCAAGTGGTACAGTTTCACAACTTACCGATTCTGCTTCAGGTATTCATGCACGCCATAACGAATATTATATTCGTACTGTTCGTGCGGACCGCAAAGATCCTCTTTGCCAGATGATGATTGAAAAAGGATTCACTCACGAGCCTTGCGTGATGAAGCCAGATTCGGTTATGGTGTTTTCTTTCCCTATGAAAGCAGAGGGATCGGTTACTCGTAACGATATGACTGCTATTGAGCATCTAGAGTTGTGGCTAGCGTATCAACGTCATTGGTGCGAACACAAGCCTAGTATCACTGTTACTGTACGAGAACACGAATGGATGGAAGTAGGTGCATGGGTGTACAAACATTTTGATGAAATTAGTGGTATTTCTTTCTTACCCCATTCTGATCACTCGTATCGCCAAGCTCCATACCAAGACTGCACTAAAGCTCAATACGAAGAGCTTTTAGCTGCAACTCCTAAAGATGTAGATTGGAGTGAGTTGAAGAAGTGGGAAAATAGTGATACCACAGTTGGAACACAGTCGTTTGCTTGT